AAGGCCAGCCCGTCGCCCAGCACCCGCCCGAAGGCGCGCAGCCCTTCCTGCGTGCCGGGATCGCGCAGCACCTGCGTGATCGCGGTCATCCCGTCGGTCACACCTTCGAGAAACCCCGACTGCGCGAACTCGCGCTGCGTGAGGGTGATCTCGTTGCGGAACCCCGCGAAATCCGCCGTCGCCGCTTCGGCGGCGGCGCGCGCGCTCTCGCCGTACTCCTCGATGAGCTGGCGGCCGAGGCGCGGCAGAAGGTCCTCCGCGAGCAACTCGCCCGACTCCAGCATCTTGTCGAGCTCGGAGGTGGTGACATCCATCGCCCGCGCGGCGATCTGGAACGCGCCGGGGATCGCCTCACCAAGCTGGCCGCGCAGCTCCTCGGCCGAGACCTTGCCCTTGGACATGACCTGCTCGATGGCCGTCAGCGCCCGCTGCACCTGCTCGGCGGGCAGTTGCAGCGCGGCGGCGGCGGTGGCCACGCCCTCGAAGATCGTCGCCGCCTGATCCTCGATCTCGGTGCCGCGCGAGGCGGCCAGAAGGCCCGACAGGCCCCGCTCGACGGCGACCAGATCGAGGCCGAAACGCTCGGCGGTGTCGCGCGCCGAGCGCATCGCGGCCTCGCCCGCCTCGACGCTGCCGGTGGCCGCGCGGAACCGCGCGCTCATGCTCTCGGCGGCAAACCCGGTGCGCAGCACCTCGCGCGTCAGCAGCCCGATGCCGACACCGGCGATCAGGCCACGCAGGCGGCTCAGGTCAGATCCGAAGCCGCGCGTCTCGCGGCGGGCGCGGGCGGTGTCGCGGCTGTAGCCCTCGATCCGGTCCCCGGCACCGCGCGCCGAGGTGCCGGTGCCGCGCAGCCCGCCGGAGGTGGCCGAACTGGCCCTCCGAAGCCGCTCCAGCTCGTCGCGGGCCTGCCTTGTCCCGGCGACAAAACTGCCGGCCTCCGCGTCATATCGCGCCCGGACATTGAGGGTCATCGCACGCCTCCGGCCCCGGCGGGACGGGTCCGCTGCCGACGGTCGCCCAGCACGCGCAGGACCGCCTGTTCCAGCACCTGCAACCGCGCGAAATCATCCGGCCCGACATCAAGCCCCGCCATGCGGGCCACCGCCTCGGCAGGACCGTAATCGAGGCCCGTCGCGCGGCCCTCTGCGTCGCGCCGCCATTGCGACGCCATCGCCAGGAACCAGCGCAACGATGTGGCACACCAGGCGAACACCTCGATCTCCTCCTCCTGTCGCGGCGCGCCCCGGGCGGCGGCGACCATCGCGTCGATCTGTGCCTCGGCCAGCCCGAATGCTTCGAGCTCGGCGCGAAACCTCGCGGGACCGGCGGCGGAGGGCGCGGGCCGAAGCATCGCCTCCGCCGCCCCGGTCAGTTTTTTGTCTCGATCCCCGCCGTTGCGCGCTGATAGGCCTCGGCCACCCCGAGCGTGATGTAGCTGTAGCCCATGAGCTGTTCGCGGGCGGTTTCCGAGAAAGGCACCGGCTTGCCGTCGATATCCGTGATGCCGTCCCAGTCGAGCCAGACCTGGCGCATCGCCTCGCGCGGGGTCTCGGCCAGCGCCTGACGCTCCTCCTCGGGCAGGATCAGGAACCGGGCGCGAAAGCTCTGACGTTCGATGCCATCCTCGCCGGGGGCGTTGACCTTGACGGTGGCCCAGGTGGCGGGGCGGGGGTTGAAGCGAAAAGTGCTCATTGCGCGGTGATCCTGAACTCGCCCGTGGTGTCGTCGCGCAGGTAAAGCAGATCGAAGGTCGCGGTGACCTCGTTGTCCTGCTCGCCAAGGTCGGACAGGAAGGCCTGTACCCGGTCGGCGCGGAATTCGACCTGGTTTCCGGCCGTGCCGTTGCGAAACAGCAGCGCCTGTTCAGAGCCGTCGAGCGACCGCGCGAAATAGTCGAAATCCGCCAGCGCCGGGGCGGTCACCACCATCCGGCCCGTGTAGCGCCGTCGCCCGCGCCGCGTGCTCAGGTCGTTGGGGCGGTCGTTATGGATCACCGGGGCCTCGTCCTGCATCGTCAGCTCGCGCAGGATCAGGGCCTGCCCGGCGAAGGTGAAACTGGTGTTGGCATGGCTGACGTGATCCGCCTCGCGATAGGACGCCTGCCCGAGCGCGCCGACATCGAGCGGGCTTGCCGCCACGACGGCGCTGCGCGCCACCGGCGCGCCGTAGATCGCCGTCATCTCGAAATTCAGGCGGGGCAGCTCGCCGTCGCCGGCCTGAAAGCCGACGGTGCCGGTGGCGTTGATCGCCTCCTGCATGAAATCCGCCGCCGCGCCCGGCGCGGCCTGGCTGCCGCCAAAGCCGCCCACGAGCGTCGCCCACTCGGAGCTGGCGTCCGCGCGCGGCGAATAGGCGGCAGAGGCCCCGGCGCTGAGGGTCTCGGACAGTCCGCAGGCCTGCACGAGCCCGCCCCAGAACGGCGCGGAGCCAGGCGCGGCCGCCGCCGACGCCTCTAGCGCTGCGGTGACCCGCACGCGGGGGCGCGCCAGAAAATCCGCACCCGTGGCCCCGGGCGCGCCGTCGATGATGTCGCGGCTCTGCCGGTCCGCCTCCAGCGGGCGATGCGTGAGCTCCAGCGCCGGGATCAGGTCCGCGCCGGCATAGTCTGCCGCCACGTTCAGGTCGGCCTGAAGTTTGGCGATCAGAAATCGCGTGTCGAAACTCATGGGCATGTCAGCCTCCCGTTATGGTGTCGTGCGTGACGCGCCGCCGGAAGCGGAGCGAGAATTCATCCTGCCAGCCGATCAGCCCGCCGCGCAGCGGGCCGGTCACGAGCTGGCCGTTTTCATGGGTGACCGGACCGCTGGCATAGCCCGGCCCCCAGCCTGCCAGCAGCGGCAGGAGCCGCGCGCGGACCTCTTCGAGCTGGCTGATCGCGCGGCCGCCCGCGTCGCGCCGCAGGTCCTCGGCCAGCGTGATGACGAGGAATGTGGCCTGCACCGCGCTGTGCTGAACGCCGCCCGCAACGCCCGCAGGCCGGGGCCGCTCGGATCCGGGCATGATGAAGGCGAGGGGGCTGCCCGCCGCACCCTCGCGCGCCACGCGGGCCATGTCGCGCGCACCCGCGACGCTGCGGTAGATGCCGCCGCCCTCGATGCGGGCCACGATCGGCGCGAGTTGCAGCACCGGCGCGCTCATTGGAATGCCTCGCGGAAATACGCCTCGACCGTGTCGCCGATATCGGCCTCGTCGCGGGCATCAAAACCGAGGAAGGGGCGCGCGGGGATCTCGACCTGGCCCACGGTGACGAACTGTCCGCCCGGCAGGCGAAAGGCGAGCGCGTTTGCCTCGCGCGGCTTGATGGTCGCGCCGAACTGGTGGGTGGCGGCATATTCAAGGTTGCTGCCCACCTCGACGGCGCGCGGTTCGGCTTCGGTGACAATGCCCCGCTGCAACTGACCACTGTCGATCAGCGTTCTGCCGCCCTCTTCCCGCGCGCGGATCGAGACCGGCCAGGCCGCGCCGTCCGGCCCCTTCGACTGCTCGAAGCGTTCCGAGACGGAGGTTTCCAGCACCGTCCCGATGCGCCTCATCAGCGGCGTCATGTCGGTCGCGCGGCGGATCGCATCCCCAAGGGCCGCGTCAAGCGGGGCCGCGTCGAGGCTGAGCGTCATCGTGACCATCTCAGAACCCTTTCAGGCTGTCGCGGGTGAAGGTGGCAGCGGGGCCTGCGGTCTGCGGGGCATTCGACCGCCCCGGCGCGGTGTCGGCGGGGGTCTCGTCGCCCAGCGAGACCTCGCCGGCATGGGCCCGGCGCAGGAAGGTCAGCGCGTGGTCGTGATTGGCTTTCGCCCCCTCGACCACCGGCGCGCGATCGCCCAGCAGGCGATACCAGGCGAGGGCGGCGGCGTGCACGGTCAGCACGCGCGGCGGATTGGCGGGGTCGTAAAGCCCGGCGACATAGCTCTCGACCTCGGCCACCGCGTCATCCATGGCCACCTGCAACGCGCCCGCGTCGATGCCCGTGACCATGCCGTCGCGGGTGGTCAGTTCCGCCAGGCGGTTCTCGCCGAAGCGGTCGATCATGGCTTGCGCGGTGAGATAGGGCATCAGCGGGTCACCCCCTTCACGGCCCACATCACGGCCTCCTCGATCCTGGTGCGGGCGATAGCGAACTCGCGGCCCTGCTCTTCGGCGATCTCGTCGAGAAAGGCATCGCCCAAATCCTTGATCGCCTCGATGCGCCGCTTTTCGACCTCGCTGAGCGTGCGGTAGGCATGCCGCACCGGGCTGTTGCCCACCCGGGCATCATCGGTGCTCTTGATCGTATCGGTCATGACGAACTCCGGCCCTTGTGTTCTGGTGCCGGTCTCTCCCGGCTGTCATGCCTGTTCTTAGGCGACATCCCCTGCCGGTATCCTCAACCCGCGTTATTCGCCGGGACAGCTCGACGGCATGTCGGGGGCCGTCTGAGGTCGTTTTTCTCCTGCTTTGACCGGCCTCTCCTGAGAGCGCCAGGCGCTCTTC